TGACGACGTTTTTGTTGTAGCCACCAAATGCCGCGCTTGAGGTAACGTCGATACCGATTCCGTTGGCAACCGCGCCGATAGCAACGGCGTTTCCTTGAATCAGCGTGCCTTTGTTGCTGGTGCTGGTGTCTTTGATCCCGGTAGCAAAGCCACTAAAGATTAGGTTGTTAGAGACAACAACGTAGTCAGCTCCACCGACATCAATCCCGACACCGCCATCGCCGCCTTCAAAATAGTTGTCAGAGATCAGCGCTTTGTCTACGTTAGCGTCGAGTACGACGCCGTTGTAAACAACTGAACATTCGCTTTTTTCAATGGTGGCGCTGTAGGAAACGCCTGTTCCGTTTGCGAAGTTATAGGCGTCTCGCCACCCTCTTGACGAACACTTCGTGATCGTAAACAAGCCAGAGTCGTAACTGTTTGGGAAAGTAAATCCTTTACCGACCCGCGAAGCGCCCAAACTGTAGGAATTCCAGTCTTTGTTCAGCGCCCAGACCATGTAAACCCAGACCCCTGCGGAATACGTCCAACGAACACCGTCACCAGTCCCCCGCTGGTAAACCACACAATTGTGCATTGACGACAAACCGTAGAACGATTCCAGCAAAACGACCGGCGTAGTCGATGTTCCGTCGAATCGAATATGGTCGATCTCTACAGTGCCATTGCTACTCGGGCTTGTGCCAAGGATGTCTTTGATCACTGGCGCATCAGTGACAGATTTGATGACCGTGCCGCCAGTGTTCGTTTGCACAAACGGCTCACCAAACCCCTGACCGTAGATGCGAATAGCACTGTCCCGGTCATCAACCCCGCCGGACACATCGCCTGGAATGGTCAGACTTGTTACAAGATAGCCGCCAGCCGGAAAGTAGCAATCCTTGTTGCTGGCCCGCGCTGCGTCTAGCGCTGCTTGGCAAGCAGTTGTGACATCAACGCCAAATGTGTACGCCTCAACTGCAGCAATTTGCGCACTCGACATAAAGTCGAAAACAGATAGCGCCTCGCGCATCTTGGCCTGGGCGGTGCGTGTGACTGCGCCGGTGCCTGCTTGGAGAAACCCAAGCTGGTTAATCGCGGCCTTCTTCGTAACGCCGCCCTGCACCACCGGAATGACATCAGTCGATGCGACCGGGGATGTTGCCGCTGGCAGGTTGGAGATTTTGACGTTAGCCATCAGTAATTCCTGTACGCCTTGAACGCGCCGCTGTTTAAGTGTAGACTTCTGTTTACCGTAAACAGGAGCAAATCATGGAAACGTGGAAGCCAGTGCTTGGATTTGAAAATCTGTACGAAGTCAGTGACCACGGCAACGTGCGGCGAGTTGCCCGAGGCAAGTCTATCGACGCAGCCAAAGTACCGCAAGCCAAAGAGATGTTTGCTGCTGGCGCTACGTTGAAGGAAGTGGCGGAGTTTTTGAAGGTTAGCATCACCACTGCACATTCGATCAAACTGGGTAAAACGTGGGCTGGCGACGCGGGGCATCGGTTGTGCAAAACAACTTTGCTGAAAGGGTACTTGCAGATTTCGTTGTGCAAAAACGGAAAGTACACTCGTCGAGCCGTCCATAGAGCCACATGGGAGGCGTTTAATGGGCCTATTCCTGGGCGACTTGAAATTAACCACAAGAATCTTGACCGTGCCGACAATCGACTTGAGAACTTGGAACTTGTGACGCATCAGCAGAATATTAAACACGCGATCGACGCTTACAGGAGCCAAGGGCTGTTGCGGGCAGTCAAAGGTACAAAAGGATTTATTGCTGGCAGACATAGTAAATATGACAATAGTTAAACATATTTACATATTGCCTGCGTACACGTTGAACCGCTGGCGAGTTGCCACGAGCGAGTACGGCAGGCTCATCACATCGTCAGGGTTGTTGATGCGCTTCAGGTTGCGCTTGCTGGTCATGGCGATACGCTGCACTTGGGGCGACGGCTCAACACCGAACTCCGGTGCGATTTCCATCGCCAGGTTGTACGCAAACGCTCGCAGATAGCCCGGCGGGAAGGCCAGCGTGGTAGCCAGCGTCGCCGGGTTGGTCAGTTCTTCGATTGACACGAAATGCCACTCCAGCAGCCGCGTGGGCACCGGGTAGATGTACATCTCAATGTCGGGGTAGGTCATGTTGACCCACAGCACCTGCGGGTACGTTGAGGTCACGGTCTTGACCGCAATCCCGTTGTACTGTTGCTGGTTGATTATCTTGACGCCGAAGCTGACGTTAGTGCTTGGATCGCGGAAATACGTCGCGTCATCAAGCAAAACGGGCCGGTTGCCGACAAAATCGCCCGTCGGTCCCAACGTGCGGCTGATGGTGCTGGTAGGCCAAGTGAACACTTGGTCCTGCGTTGAGAACACCGAAAGACGCTCGATGTTCCACGACTCCACCATCTGATTCAGCGCGGTGAGCGAATCCTGCGACACCGCAGCAGAGGGGGTTTCGCCCTCAGCCAAAACGCCCAGCAAGCGCAGGGCACGATTGATCTGATCACCCGCCGTTGTCGGCATGTTCGGGTTCCTTTCGAGGACGGCTGCGCTTACGCAACTCGTTCACAGGTTCTTCACCCGGAGTATACCGCTCCCAGCCATGCTGCTCATCATAATCCGCCTCCATGTCCAAAGACGCGATTTTGACCCCGTGACGGGGATGACGAAGGTAGATGAGCGGCATGGTGGGTATCAATCAAGCAGCGGTCGTAACGTTGGTCCAAGTCGTCGAACCGTTCGTATTCACATACAGACGAGTCGAGGTCGAAGAACCATCGGTACGGATGTACAGCGAGCCTTGAGCAGCCGACACCGTGGGGGCACCAGAGCCAACATAGATGCCCAGACCCGAAGTGCTGGTCATCAGAAACGCCGAAGCGCCGCCAGCAACAACAGCCACACCACTGTCAGCAGTGACGTTGCCAGTGGCCGCAACAGAAGCCGCAGCAACAGCACCGGTGACCGACACGCTCTCAAACTCGGGGTCGCTGTACGCGACGCCTACAGCCTTGGTATTAGGCATGATCTATCCTTTCAAATAGGGGCCGAAGCCCCCGGTTATCAGGCGATCTTGTAGACCGTGTAAGCGCCTTCAGCGGTCTTGCGGAACCGGAAAAGGGCGCTAGAGGTGACCGCAACAGCAACGAAGGCGTTACCGCCGTCAGTGATACCCGTGGCGGTAGCCAAGGTAACAGTGCCGGACGAGGTGCCGATGTTGATGACGCTCAGGTCGAACGTGCTGCCAACGGTAGCGTTGGGCAGCGCGGCGTCGATCAGAGCAGCGGTAGGCAGCGTGTAGGTTGCAGCCGAGGTCGAGGGGTTGGCGTACAGCATACCGCCCACGACTTGAGCTGCGCTCAGGGTTGCGGTAGAGGTTGCAGTCTGCGGAGCAGCGCTGTAACCCATAGTGGTTTCGTTGCGATTGCCAGCGCCGACTTGGTAGCCACCAGCACCATTAGGAAGAGCCATGATCAAATCCTTTCAATGTAAGCGAACGGGGGCCGAAGCCCCCATCTGATTAGCCCCAGAGACGGCAGGCCATCTGCGGACGGATGGTGCTGTAGCCATACAGGACATCAATACGGCAGGGCATCCGGTCGTTGTTGATGTCGTACTGGCGCACAACCCGCAGGCTGATGCCGTTATGCACAGCACGCGAGGCCATATCGACGCCCTGCGGGAGCAGAAGGTCGGCGGTGGCGAAGGTGATGGCGTCCTTGTGGTACACGAGGTTCTGGGCGTACTGGCTGGAGGCCGCACCGAGGAACACGATAGCCTTAGAGTTACCAGGCAGCGCGTCAACGGTCGCCAGAGCGTGAGCAGCCGAGTAGATCGCGGAGACGGTCAGGTTACCAGCGCCCGAACCGTTCAGGGTCACGTCAGACAGCACAACGAACTGGAACAGCGAGCCAGTGGACTCACGGGTCTGCGGGTTCACGGCGTAGCAGTCGGCCACGGTAAACACATCGCCGGCTTTGACGGTGGCGTTGGCACCAGCGCCGGTGATGGCGATAGTGGTGGCACCTTCAGACGACACAGCAGCCGAGGTAGAACCGCCGGTGGCAGTGCGCGAGCCGGTAGTGAACTGCTTGATGGACTGAGACATGTTGATCTCGTCCAGACCCAGAACGCCCGTGCCCATCATGCCGTTCTTGAACTGCTTGGAAACGGTGTCGGTGGGGTTGAACAGGCCTTTCATGCCCTCGACCAGCGCAGCGTTGGCGGCGGGGTTAACCGTCGCGTAGCGCGGGTTCATCACAGCGGCGTTCTCGTTCAGTTTCTGCTGGGCTTGCAGCAGAACCAGCGAGGTGGCCGGGGTGGTGCCGGGGGTGCCGACGCTGTTGCCGATGGTCTTATATGCGTTGGCAACGTCAGCATCAATCGAGGACGCAAGCTGCGAGATACGAGGTTTGAGAACACGATCAGCAAAGTCGTCCAACTGCATCGTCAGTTCGGCAGAAGTGAAGTTCACGCCGATGTGTTTCTGAGTCGAAACGGTCAGGGTGGTGAACTGCTCGTTGTCGTCTTGAGTTTGCAGGGCGGCACCGTCGGTCACCAGAGCGCGGTCCGGCAGGCGGATACGCAGGGTAGAACCGATCTTGGCACCTTCAACAGCAAAGCTGTCGTCGTACTGA